GTTCATTCGCATCACCCCAATCTTCTTGAGATGAGGGTACTACTTCTTGTTTAATAATTTTTTTAGGAATATTTTCGACCACACCTAAGGCCTTATCAATTTCATTACTCATCGTCACAATACCTCTTACATATACTAGGAGCTTGTTCTGGTCTATTTATTAGTGTATCAAACCAAGTTTGCCATTCTTTCCCCTCGACAATATCCTCAATCCTTTCTACATTACTAACTTTCATACTGTCCTTATAGAATCGAGATATCTCTTTTTCTTCTTCTTCAGAACGAGTTCTTTGTAAACCACAGCATGGTAGCAGATGACCTGTGGCACAAAAAAATACATCGTTTCCATTTTCTCTAAGACAACGGGGATTAAGTGTCATTCTTTATTATCGTTGATGAGGCTGTCGCTCATCGGAGATACGATCCCTTTACCCATGACATACACAGCACGGGGTTTAAATAAAAGTTTATCCCACATCTCATCTTTCCACTCACCATATCTATACAACTCACCCCACCTACTTGACATTACTGGTTTAAATTTTATTCCATTATGTTTTGCCAAAGCTCTTGCCTCGGCAATATCATTTTGATTATATTTAAATACAATATATTTCCATACAGGAGTTAACCCATAGTTTAATGCAAGTTTCATCATATCAAACAAATGTTCACCGTCTTGGTTTATCCTATACTTGTGACTGTCCTTGGGAAGTCCATCAATTCCAAAAACCCACTTTGCATTTACGTTAGCCTTAAATGCTTCTGTGTACCTAGTTGAAGATTTGTGGGATGCAGCAGTGTGCAATACAGTCTTTTTATTTTTTTCATAAGTTAGTTTGAGAAAGTCTATTAAATTTGTAGCAAAAATAGGATCAGAAATGTTTCCTATAAGATGTATGCTATCATAATATTCCACAACCTTTTCAAAGTCAGATACCGACATATCACCACCTAAAAATGGTAAATTATTTGTCAGTAAATATTTTCTTTCACATTTAGGGCATTCTAGGTTACATCTAATAGATGTTTCTAGATTGATAGACTTACGTTGATCATACACACTACTCGTCCACTCCTTGGAAGAATGAAGATGTTTCATTAAATCCAAAGTCATCATCAGCACTAGCTGTAGTGGGGTTAGGTGTAACAACAAGTCTTTGCTCTCTCTTTGGAGCAGTGTCTTTGAGGTCTGTAAATTGATCAACCTGTACAGTTTTAATAATGGACTGTGAAGTAACAGGACCATACAGATAGAATTTTGCGGTAAAACTCAATGTATAAATTAGAGCTCTTCGTGAGGCGAAGTCTCCTTCATAATCATCTTCATAGGAAATACTATTCAAGACGATAGGAACATCTCGTTTAATACCCATCTCTGACATATCATTAAGTGTAAGAGTATACTCAGGTTGAAAATATGGTAAAATTTGTTCAACAATCTGTAACGCATCGTCAGAATTTTTTGCTAGAACATATAATTCAAATCCAACATTATATGGCACTGGCATATATTGTGTTTCAAGTTTTTTAGAATTACCTGTTTTAGTTTTTTTAAATTTTTGAATACGATTTAGTTTTCTTGCTGGATCATATGTAAGACCATTAATTTCAAAACCAATTCGTGGCAATGTAACCGCAACCTGTTTTGTTAAATCTGGGTCTTCTGCAAGACGAACTAAAAACTTTTGTCTTGGTCCATATGCCAACGGAACTTTCATTGACTGAACTACTTTACCATCGCTGTCTTTACGAACTAATGATATATTATTAAACATTGTACCAAATGCGACAACCACTTTTCTGATTGTCTCATGATAATATTGTGTACCTAACATTAACCTAAACTCCCTGCATCACCAAATGGATTAGATTCTGTAAAATCTAAAACTGTATCATCTAGTCTATCGAATAACTCATTTTGAGAGGTCTTATCAATAACCCCATCACCAACTATATAGTCTTCTTGTATAAGCCAATGTTCAGTTTCTAGGAGCAAAGTCTCACCAGATGTAGATTCTTCTAAAGTAAATTGATAATTCAACGTATCCACAGACAATGCCTCTTCAATCGCATCAATATCTGAAATGCCAGTATCCAAACGTTCTGAACTATAATCAAATGTACGACATTGCAATTTATAAACTGGATTGTTATCTAACTGGTGGAATGGTTGATCATGATCAACAAAATTAACTTGAAACAATTTTTTCATTATTGGGTGAAAAACTAAATCGCCCTCAAGTGGCCTATCTGAATCTGTTGCATCAGTCTCATTAAGAAGATAAAAATCAGACCCCTCAAAAACAACTGCATTGTCTAAATTATCAATAGTTCCAGATTCTATCAGAATAGAACCACCTGTTGTATCTGTTCCATCTTCAATAGTAAATTGTTTTGTTAATTCTTGAAATCTATGTTTTGCAACAACAAAAGTAATTTCGCTTAGGTCTTGAAGCCCAAACTTTGACATAAGTTCTTTTTCACCAGCATATCCACCGCCAGCGTTTTCAACATACATTTCTATTTTTGCAGAGTTCCTAAATTTTGAAAGTGTGTCCTCACCAAACATAGTATCTTCTGCAATAAGTGTTCTGTCAATATAATGAACATCATGTCCATAAATTTGAATTACCTCAGCAACTAAATTCTTATACAAGTTTTGTTCACTTGCAAGAGCAGCAATATTGTTTGTGTGGAATGCTGAATTTACTGCCATGAGATTATCCTATCATACCATTCACAGGTAATTCAAAGTGTAATTGAATTTGCTCTTCTAACTTATTAATTTCATCTAATGCCTGAGAATAAATATCACCACCGTTCATAGTAACACCACCGAGCATTTCTACTCCAATGAACTTAGAAAGGTTTGAGCCCCATTGTCTTTTGATAAGAGCAGTTGTATATCTCTTCAAAAACATATCGTTAAAAATATCATTAAATTGTGTTGGATCAAGTTTTCTATAACATTCAATAATAATATATTCATCTACGCTAACAGTATTAGACCAATCCATATCTAGATAAAGTCTTTGTTGATGTTGATTAAAACGAATTGGAACTTCACCAACAAGTATGTGTTCTAAGAAGTCAAGATGCTGAAGAGTCATCTGGTATTCCATAATAGATGTTGATGAAAAATCATATAAATCATTCAGTCGCAATTGATATCTAATATCAAACATATCTCCACCAGTACTATCTGTGAAAGGAAATACTTTTACAACTGAAATAACTGCATCTGGTGTAGGAATATAACCAGCACCGTCTAACCATGTAGCAGTTGCTTCACTATCGACAGTATCTGTTGCAGATGAACTAATATTAACTGACGCTCTATCAATATCAGCTTGTGTTATTTGATGTTTAAGGTATACTCTTTCAATACCATCGTAATGATACTCAGAGAAAAACTGAAGAGCTTCATCAATACGGTCATCGATCTGATCGTCTGATACGTTTATATCTATTACACCATAACCAAGTGACCTAAGACAGTACGTTTTAAATGTTTCTCTTGTTGTTGGAATTGCCATTGAGTCACTCCTTTACCTATATTTATAAGTATTTAGATGCGACACAATTAGGTCCATATTGCCCATCATCAAACCAATCCCCCTGTTTTATAAATCCTACTTTTTCATATGTAGATAATGCACTCTTTCTGGGAACTGTCCACAACCAAGTTGCTCTTTTCTTACTAACAAATTTAGATGTATGATTTAAAATTTCAAATGCAAGGCCCAATTTTCGGTGTTTTGGAGAGGTCCAAAGTCCTCTAGATCGCCAATAAGAATCATTTTTATAATCAAATGGATGATTTGTTGAAGTTTGGAAGCAACTATTAACACATACTAGCACATTATCAATTTTTATACCAAAAAAATAGGGGATACCGAACTCATTTTTCTCAATCCCCTTATCTTGACTTAAACTTGTTGAAGGATGAAACCATGTCCAGTTATTAACTTTTTTGACCCCTCCCTTCTTATCAGGCCAAAGTTCAAGTTCCCAAACTTTCTTTATCTCTTCCCAATCGATATGTTCTACTTCATACATAATCTTTAAAATTATCCCATTCATGTGGTTTATTAAAACGATGTGAGAAATGAACAAATTTAATATCTGGGTGAAATTCATCTCCCAAATATATGTACTCGTTTCCTGTTATCTCTCTATATTTTCTTGTGAGTTGGACATTAAATTTCATCATGCTCTTACCATAAATAATATCTTCTCCAGTAACCCAACGAGTAAACCATTGAGGCGGCAATATTGTTAGTTTTAATCTCTCTTTCACAGCATCTTCAACAAAATACTGTTCTCCGTTCACAGGACCGTTTGTTGTACCATTCAAGATATAATAACTCTGCCAGTGTTTATGATCACTCATAAACTTTTTAAAAATATAT